AAACATTAAAAACCTATAAGGTTAAGGCCTTTACACTTATTGAAAATAGCGTAACCAAATTTATCAAATTTTCCAGCGTATCACTATCTTGTCAGAAGTGACTTGCACCTTGTCAATCAGCTCTCTGACAATAACTTTCTGATTATCGTAAGACATATCAAGTACACTACTGGCATCTAACAGTTTTTCAATTTTCTCTCTTTGCCCCGCTTGCTTATCAGTCGAGGCTTTTTTTATTTCCTCTTCCAGGGCGGTTCTTTGCTTGATGAAATCTGAAGACTTGCTCCTTAATTCGTCCAGCGTGATCCTATCGTCCAAGTATAGGTCGTTCAGCTTGCTAAGTTTTAGAGTTAGGCTATCTATCTGCTTTTGGATTGCCTGCCTGTCGACTGCCGGGCTTGTATCGTCCGAAAATAGTTCTTTTATCTTGTCTGGGTCGTTTTGTAGCTGGGCGATGCGAGTTAGAACATAATGCTCTAATAGATCCATGTCATAGTATCCAGAGTCGCACTTTTGATTGTCATTGTAGACCGTGACACCTTTTGTCTTTCTAGGGTGTCTTTGGTAGCACTCATACCGTTTAAATCGTGTACCGTCTTTTTTTACAGCCCCTAAAATAACTTTCAAGGGCGCGTGACAGTATCCACATTGTGCCAGTCCGGATAGCATATATTTAGCCTGGAATGGTCGAGGGTTTGAGAGTTCCTTTGCTGTTTGCTGTCGTTTAGCCAGCTCTCTTTGAGTTTGCTCAAAGTCAACTATAGAAATTATGGGCTTGTGTGTGCCCTGGAACGTCTGGCCCTTGTATTGGTTCAGTCCACAATATACAGGGTTCGCTAGTATTCCTCTGATTGTACGATAGCTCCAAGCTGGTTGTTTGGGGTATTCCTCATTGATCTTATCCCTTAATTTAGTTATTGACATACCAGCCAAGTATGACGCGTATATTTCCTTGACGGCTAGAGCTTCATACTCGTTAACAGTCATTGTGCCGGTATCCTTGTTATAATTGTATCCGTAGGACGTTTTGGCCCACATCATGGACTTGCCAGATTTAGCCCGGCCCAGCTTGCCTAATTGCATACGCTCTTTGATCTGCTCCCTCTCAAGTTGAGCAAATACGCTCAAAAGTCCTATAACGGCCCGCCCGAATGGTGTCGATGTATCGAAGTTTTCCAGTAGGCTCACGAACTCGATATTATTTTTTAAAAATATATCCTCTATCAAGTAGAGCGTGTCCTTTTGGCTACGGCTCAAGCGATCCAGCTTATATACTAGTACCGTATCAAATAGCTTGCTTTGGGCATCTTTTATCAGTTGTTCCAGGGCTGGGCGCTCGGTTGTAGACCCAGAGAAGCCCCCGTCTGTATATACTTTGTAAATGTGCCAATCTTTAATATCACAGTAGCTTTCCAGCTTCGCTTTCTGCTCCTCTATTGAGTAGCCCTCTTCTAACTGAGAAGTAGTTGACACGCGCACATATAGAGCGACTTTATTGATCTTATCCATTGTTTCTATACTCCTTTTTTGCTAAAATAGAGTATAGAAAGACACCTTTCAAAATATTCATTTTGAAACCTTTCTTTATCTTGACTGCCTCACGCTTGAAGTCGCCAAACTTTGAGAGCGTGGGGCTTTTTTATTTGTCGTAAATCATCGCGCCATTTTGTTCGTAAGCCAGGCGGTTTTCGTCTTTGTCGAATACGTAGACGGGCGGTGCTGTAAAATCTTTGTCAGTGATTTTATAAGTTTTTTCCACGTCATTTTTAATTTTCAGCAAGCCGTCCACAGTTTGGTGTAGCTGGTCGTTTGTTAATTCAGACAATGCTACAGGTAACACTACAGCCATACCATCGCTACGATAGTATACGTCCATTTGACTTGAGTCAAGCCATTGTTTATAAGTGTTTGCAAACTGATCCAATAGCGGTCTAGCCTTACTGACCCGTCCAGTGGCCATTCTATATTTTTCCTCGCCTTGGTTTTCTTCTTTGCTTTTGGCTTTGGCCTTATCCACCAGCTCCCAAGCCTTTTCTTTTTGCGATTTCTCTGAGCTGGACTCGGTTGTCACTTGCTCGGTTGTTTCTTCTTGACTAGGTTCAGATTCTTCGTTTTGACTGCACCCTGTCAATAATAGAGTGAGTAGTGCTACTGCTGCAAATGTTACCTTTTTCATATTTTTCCTCCCGGCTATCCCACTAGCCTGTAAAATTCATCAATAACCATTAATTCATCGGTTACTGATTTTAGTTTGTGTCGTTCCATAAAATTTAAATAGTTGAAATCTTCTTTGTCTACTCTCTCTAGTTCCTCTCTCAATAGCGCGTGTATCATGGCCCTATTAGCCTCATTTTCGCATTTTAAAGGGTTGATAATATAATTAGCCTCGGTATGCTCTAAGTGGCCTAATTCGTGCAATATGACCCTATTCTGGGCCTCTCTAGTTAGTGATTTGTTAACAAAAATAATCCTCATATCTGAGATTATCATTCCCGGTCGTGGCCATAGGTCGTTATCAAAGTAAGCAAGGGTGACTCCCTCACTGTCACATATTTCTTTTATCGTCATAATCTGCCTTGTAGGTATATTTCTATAATATTTTGGATTGCTTGTATATCGTTCTCTGTTAGCGGTTTGCCGTCGAACGTCTTTGCACTTTCGGCAAGTTTGCGCAGGTCTGTTTCAGAATATCCCGTTTCAGCGGTTGCTTCTGCTTCATCTTCCCAGCCCATAAGATCAGCGGGCGAAATATTCAATGTTTCAGAAATCTTCTTTAGTACCTCCGGACCGACCTTTTCTATATCCCCTCTTTCGTATCTGAATATAGTTGAGCGAGAAACTCCCACGCGCTCAGCGAGGGTATCGGCAGAGATCTTCAATTCTTTTCTTCTTAATTTAATTCTTTCTCCGACATTCATGATTTTTTCTCCTCTTATATATTACACGTTAATTTTACACCCTTAGTTTCAAAAACGCAACAAAAAAGTTTCAAAAATGCGATTTTTTTGTTGACAAACTTTTCTGGTCATGTTATACTTAATTCAACAAGTCGCAGAAGTGAGACAAAAAGAAAGGAGAATACATGGTTAATGTATCGAAATTGAAAGGTAAAATCGTAGAACGAAATACCACGCAAGAAGAACTTGCTAGTAAAATTGGTGTTACTAAAAGTACGTTTTACCGCAAGATGAAGCGAAATGGCAACTTTTCGATCAAGGAAGTAAACTTGATCGTGTCAGCCCTTAATCTTTCAAAAGATGAAGCTATGGCCATTTTTTTTAGCGAGACAGTCGCATAAATGCGACAAAATAGAAAGGAGAAAAGATGACACTAAAAGCTGAATTCTATACCGATCCCGAAATATTCTACGAACTCCCAAAAGAGCTGTTTGACGATTATTTCAAAGAGTTGTCAATCGGAGCTAAGGTCTTGTACGCAATCTTACGTTTCAATGGCTATCGTGATGAACTTGGTATCTATTGCAAACTTTCAGTTAAGGCACTCTCGGAAATAATGGGTTGCTCTGAAAAGTCAATCAGTCGTTACAAAAAACAATTAAGCGAATACTATTTGATTGTTGAACAGAAGCAATCAAACTCAACTAATAAAATCTATGTAAACAGAGTATAGGAGAAAGATAATGTTTCAAATGAAGTTTGACGATATCGAAGAAGCTAGAGAGCGTGTTTTAACAGATAAGGTGACAGCCTTGCCATTAAGCACTCAAGCGCTATATCTTCATATCATCTTCAACGGAATACTTTACGGCCAAAAGATTTTGAATATCAAAGCCTTGGCCAGAGCAATTGGAGCATCGGACGTAGACATACAGCTACTAACGGATGAAGAATTTTATAAAGAGGTAAAAGGTGAAAATAAATGAAGTGAAAAATAACACGTTCTATCAATTCCCGCAATGGTTGTTAGATGAAGATTTTAAAGAATTGAGCCTCAGATCAAAAATAGTATATATGCTTATTTTTGATCGAAGAAGTTACTCAATGAAAAATAATTGGTATGACAAAAACGGTGATGTTTATGTTTACTTTCCTATTGAAGAATTTATGAAAGTTTTATCTTGCAGTCGTCAATCAATAGTCAACGCAAAAAAAGAATTGGTTGAAATAGGGTTGATAAAAGAGGTTAGACAAGGTGTAAATAAGCCTAATCGCTTATATATCAACGGAAGTCTAGAAAATAGACCTCAAGACGTCCAAAAATTAGACGCTGGAAGTCTAGAAAATAGACCTCAAGACGTCCAAAAATTAGACGCTGGAAGTCTAGAAAATAGACCTCAAGACGTCCAAAAATTAGACGGAATCAAGACTAAATATATCAAGACTAATATAACCAATATTAATAATGATGATGATAGGCCTCAAAAATTAGAAAATATTCAATCTGGGACTATCGCACAGACACTCAGAAGTAGAGGTTTTAAATTAGATCAAATTCAATTTCAGCAGTTATTTGATTATATCGCTTTAGACGGTATGAATATAGAACTTGTCCAGCTTGCCATCAGCAAGTCAGCAGATAATGAAGCTAGAAATTTCAGATATTTAAAGAGTATCTTGGATAACTGGAAAAAGAACGGTGTAACAACGGTTGAAGAAGCAGAAAAGGCAGATGAGAAATATAAATCATCTAAGAAGCCTAAAACATACAACGGCCAGAAAGATTTCAAGAGTGGCAAGTATGCACTGCTTGGAACTGATATCAGCGTCCACGAAATTGATCCGGAATTAGGATTCTAGGGGGTGACAGCATGGATTTACCGCTGGTCTACCATATAAACGAACAGGAAACCTGTTCTATACATTCGTGCTTCAAGTGGTCGTTAAACGATGATGTACCACTACAAGACGAACGGAACAGAACCTTTTGCCCGGAATGCCAAAGAGAGAAGATGGCGCGTGAAGAAGAACAAAAAATCGGACAAGCTCACACGGCTACAATCCTAAGAAAGACTTACGATGTTTTTGATAAAAACAGCATCATACCACCAGAAATGAAAGACGCTACTTTCAAAACCTTTACAGTATCGAACGAGATTGACGAGAAAGCCAAGAACTACGCGTTAAGGCTGGTACATCATTATTTACATGACGGACGAGGGAACGCTTTGATAATGGGTGAAGCTGGACGAGGTAAAACACACCTCGCACTAGCAATCGCAGAAAAACTAAACGCAGACTTTAAAGCGAATAAAATTCCAAAAAGCATCTTATTCGTCAATGTACCAACACTTTTCCAAAAGATACAAGGCGGGTTTGATAAGAAAGGGGCGATGTCAACTAATGACTGGCTGGATCTACTGACCAAGGTTGACTTCCTAATTCTTGACGATTTGGGCAAGGGTGACCGCGGACAGTGGAAGCAAGACTTTCTCTATACGCTTTTAGACCATCGCGATAAAACAATCATAACTACTAATATGGGCGGTAAGGCGATGAAAGAAGCGTATGACGATGGTCTAAGAAGCCGTATCACAAAAGGCGGACGGGATCTTTACTTTAAATACCCGGACAACGCAGAAGACAGGAGGAAATTGCCGTTTTGATTGACAAAATGATTGAGGGCTTCGAGGCTACTTGCTACGAGCTTTCAGATGAAATTAAAGCCAAGCTACTAGCGAGTGATCCGGATCGAGCGCGTGGCAAGATCATGGAACTATACGCTTGCCGTTTAGCTGGCAGAGCATAAAAAATGGCCCTTTGGGAATGGGACCCCAAAAGACCAGAGATAAAACTTTTCTAAAGGAATTATAACAAAATGAAAACTAAAAATCAATGGCGACCGCGCATTATTAATATCATGTCGGACGGTAGCCGGGTAGAAGATTTAACGGGATACACAATCCCAAAAGATAGCGGTTATTACAAAGCTATCAGACGAATTAACAAGGAGATTTGAAATGTATAGTGATATTTTAGCAGGCTTAACAATCGCAGGGACATTCTTCACGGCTGGTTACATCGGAGCTGTATGGGATTTTAAAAAGGCCCAACGGAAGAAATTAACTGAGCAAAAAATCAAAGCCGTCACAGACGCGCTAGATGAGGGAGTGCTGGAAGTTAAGTTAGAGGGTGTGAATGAATATCTGACGAAATTGGCAGAAGCACGGAAGCACTCATATTCGGATAATAGTTGGCAATAAAAAGGAGGTAAGCTATGAACGAACGCTTACAACTAATACTAGCTTGTATTCGTGTAGGTCGTGCGAACGTACTAACAACTCGCGACATTGCCAAAATGACCAACTTATCAGTCCGAAAGGTTCGAGGTGGCATCGCAGAACTACGGCTTAATTATTCAGTGCCTATCGTGGCCAGTCGTTCACTCCCACGCGGATATTATTTCGCGGAGAATGATGATGAGTACACAGCGTGGGTGCTACAGTACAAGAAGCAAATCAAGACAGAGCAGAAGCTATTAAACAGCTTGAAATCTACAAAATGGGATCACTATAAGAAATTCAAAAAGGAGATAAAACATGGCTAAAGGGAAATATAAGAAAAGACATAAATTTGTCAATATAAATGGCAATGAATTGTATTTTATGTCTGATAAAAAAATGAATGAGGATGTTATAAATGAAATCCGAAAATATGACGAAAATGGAAAAGTAGAAAATGAGTACAAGAAATTGATTGATGGAATCAATTTTGATAAATATGATTTTTTTGACAATTACGTGAACACGATAGCGAATCATATTATAGGGCGAATTTACACCTCTTACTTAAATTTTAAATTAGAAAAAGTCAAAGAATATACACTCAAAACAAAAAAACAACTGCTTGATGAAATTGGATTCAATGGGAGTAAAACAATAATAGCTATAGGGACAGCCATTTCATCTTATCCGTCACCTAACAATATACGGTTTTTGAGGAACGTTAACAATAGAGTAGATGCTGTTTTCCAAAAAGAAACGTCTGGCTATGGTTTTGGACTGAGATGGCCTATTGAAGAAGTAGTCAGATTGTCATTTAATCAGTTTTATCGTGTTTCTCGTCGAACCATTGCCGTCAAAGAAACATCTCCGAAAAAAGCCGAGAACCAAGATGCAATCGTAGTTAAAGAGCAATCAAAGAATATTAATGACGATTTAATCTTTTTGAAGAAAAAGGCAATTTTACTTAACGACGCTAAAACGATTGAAGAAGTCGTAGATACAGCCAATCAGATTTTGAAACTTGCTGAAATTTTGAATGAAAATCACGGGGTGTAATCATGTTTCCATTTGATTATGATCGCGATTATCTACAACCAGAGATTGAGGAAGAGCGCAGAGATCCAGATGATTGGTATTGTGTGAATGGTCGCTGGATCCACTACGAAGAAGATTAAAAAAGGAGAAAAGAGAAATGAGTAGAAACAATTTTGACTTAATGGCACCAAAGGACGCTTTTAACAGTCCTGTAGTTTTGGAGAAACTGAAATCGGTAGTAAACGGCCGTGAAACACAGTTTGTTACCAGCCTGTTATCAATCGTAAACAACAACAGCCATCTTGCCAAGGCCTCAAACACAAGCGTACTGAATGCAGCAATGAAAGCAGCAACGCTTGACTTACCTATTGACCCTAACCTTGGATTTGCTTACATCGTGCCGTATGGTTCAGAAGCACAATTTCAGTTAGGTTATAAAGGATTGATCCAGCTTGCACAGCGTAGCGGTCAAATCGTCAAACTAAATGCTGGGGAAATCTACGCAAGCCAATTCAAAGGCTACAACCCACTTACTGAAGACTTGGAAGTGGATATGCAGGCTTTACCAAAAGCTAACGAGGAAGTAGCAGGTTACTTTGCATTCATGCGACTTTCTAATGGTTTTGAAAAAACCTTATTTTGGACAAAAGATCGCGTTCTTGCACATGGTAAGAAGTACAGCCGTTCTTTTAGCGGGAAATCTAGCCCGTGGCAGACTGATTTTGACGCAATGGCACGGAAGACAGTATTGAAGCAGTTACTTTCAACTTATGCTCCTTTGTCAATCGAAATGCAACAGGCCATTATTGATGATAATGTGGACAGCAATGTCCAAAACGGAGCAAAAGACGTGACCACGCCAGAAGCCACAGAATCACTTGAGAGCTTTTTAGAAGGAGCGCCAGCAGATAATGCTACCGAACAAGAAAAGGAGCGTACAGAGCAAACAGGAGCGTCTGAGAATGGCTCTGAGATTGAAGATGGTGTTTATGAAGAGCTTGGACTATTTGAGGGTGGCACAATCACACCTAAGGAGCAATGATGAAAGGGTTAACTCAAGAAAATTATTATCAAGATAAAGAATACCTATCTTACTCGCGTATGAAACAATTTTTAAAGTGTCCAGCACGCGCCCTCGCTGTAGAGGGTGGCACTTGGACCGAGTCACGAGATGAAACACCTCTACTTTTAGGGAATTATGTACACAGCTACTTTGAAAGCCAAGAAGCACACGAAGCGTTTCTAAAAGAAAATAGTGACAAGCTGATTTCAAAGGCCGGTAAAACAAAAGGGCAACTAAAGAAAGATTTTTTAATTGGCGATTCTATGATTGCATCACTGAAAGATGATCCCTCTTTCAATCGCTTGTATCACGGTAGTTCAACCGAAAATGTTGAAAAAGAAATGATCGTGTATGGTGAAATCGAGGGCGTGCCGTTTAAGGGAAAACTTGACAGCGTGAATTTGACGCAGGGATATTTCGCAGACCTAAAGACAATGAAGTCTATCTATGATATGGAGTGGAACGCTGACCTACGACGCAAGGTGCCGACAGCAGTCAATAACATTTTAGGATTTGGGTATCATTCCCAACTTGCAATCTATCGAGATCTACTGAAACAAATGACGGGCGATGAGTTTAGGCCTATCATCGTAGCAGTCAGCAAGGAAGAAGTGCCAGACAAGGAAGTTATTCGGATTGATGAAGAATGGCTTGAGGAAGGTTTGGAAGAAGTAAAAGAAACCATTAAGGAAGTCTGGGATGTTATTCAGCACAAGGTAGAGCCTAAGGCTTGCGGTCATTGCGATTATTGCCGTAGCCAGAAGAAATTAAACAGCATCGTGACTTTGAACAATTTGATTGGAGATTAAATATGATTAACTCTGTAACCCTCGTCGGTCGTATGGCTGGCGATGCAGAACTACGATACACACCAAATAATCAAGCAGTAGCCACTTTCAGACTTGCAGTAAACCGCAACTTTAAAAGCCAAAATGGCGAGCGTGAAGCAGATTTTATTAACTGCGTGATCTGGCGACAGCAAGCGGAAAATTTGGCAAATTGGGCAAAGAAAGGAGCTTTGATTGGTATCACAGGACGTATTCAAACAAGAAGCTACGAAAACCAGCAAGGTCAACGGGTGTATGTGACTGAGGTTGTAGCAGAAAACTTCCAGCTTTTGGAAAGCCGGAAAGACCGTGAAGCTGGACAATCGCAAGGCTACAGTCAGCCAGACTTTTCACGGCAGGAACCAATGAACACAAACCCTATGGACATCTCAGATGATGATCTCCCGTTCTAAGGAGCGAGATATGACTTGGATTGAAGAACATTTTGCCAGAGAGTACCCGGAGATCAAATCTATACAAGACGTCTGGGATAAGGACGATCTGGGAGGATATCAGACACAGCGGTATTCAAGGAAATCAAACAGAATAATTATCACTAACGATCTAACTGCGATCAGTAACGACCTAAAATTAATCGGTCTTACTCTGGCTGACTTTAAACAACAACTAACTTTATTTTAAAAAAGGAGAAATAACATGAAACAACAAAAAGAATTTTTCGCAATCGCAATCGATAAAAACAACCGATTTTTGGCTGAGTACAAAAATAATGACAGATCATTAACATTCACTGCTAAAACAACAGATGATATCCGCTTCGCTTCGATTTTTGAAAAAGGAGATGAGAAAACTGACAAATCTATTGAAAATCTAGCTAAGGCAGTAGGTGGTCGCCTGGTTAAAATCAAAGCTGAGTATGAAATTACCGAGGAAGATGGCTCAGATTTAAAAGAGCTGGAAGTAAACGATGAAGAAGATGAAATAAAAGCTTTTTTGAGTCATTTATTAAAACGTGGCTTGGAGTAGCGAATGAAAGAATTGACATTATCGCTTGACGCTTCCACTAGCGCGACAGGCTGGGCTGTATATGACGGCCCAGACCTGTTAGAAAGTGGAGTGGTCAACCCTAAAGGTACATTTCTAGAGCGAGCCCTGCAAATGGCAAACAAACTGAAAGCTATCCAGTCACGGCTGATTTTAAAGTATAACAAGCCTTTTAAAGAGATCGTGATCGAGCAGAACAACGTCGGAGGTGGCAACCAGCAAACGATGGTTAAAATCGGAATAGCAACGGGCATTATCCTTTCCCGGCTTATCGCGGACCGCGTCTACTTTGTCAATGTTCGGACCTGGAGAAAGCACTTTGCTATTAAAGGTAAAGGCCGGCAGGTTTTGAAACAGCAAGCAATCGACATCGTGGCAAATAAATTTAATAAAGATGTTAAGGACGATGAAGCGGACGCGATCTTGATCGGGCTATATTTTAAAGAAATGTACAGCTTTAGGGACGGCCTAGAAAATCATCGTTTAGGTATTTGAGATGGAAAAGGAAAACTTACTGCGGTCCAAGCGTATCTATGAGAAACGGCTGAGTGAGGAACTACAGCTTAAAACAATCAGCAATACGCGAGGACATCACTACAGCGCGAACTATCGCGAATGGCTACACAAGGAAATTAAAGCCATAGACAAGAAATTAAAAGAAATCGAGGGGGATATGACAGATGGATATTGATAGAATCGAGGAACTAACCGAGCTAACTAGACAGTGGTTTATTGACTGGGATATCACGCAGGGAGATGTCTTTAAGCAGACGCTCAAGCTATTCGAAGAAATGGGGGAGTTATGCGCAGGGTATGCCAAGCAAAAAGAGCAACTAACCAAGGATAGTATTGGAGATTGTGCCGTGGTTGTCGTAGGACTCGCAATGATGATTGAACTTGATCCTGTTGAAACGTTGGTTTACGCGGTGGAATCTAAAAGGCATGATATCAAAGAATGCTTTGAATTAATGATTGAAAATGCAAGCGGGTTTCAATTTGCTCGCAAGCCGGCAGACAAGACAACGGCCAGATTTAATCTATCACGGGTCGTAAGCTATTTAAAAGCTATCGCGCATAAGTTAGGCTATGACTTCGCAGATTGCTTTGAGCTAGCATACAACGAGATCAAGGACCGGAAAGGTCGCTGGGTCGATGGTAGCTTTGTAAAAGAGGAGGATTTGAAAAATGAAGCCTAAAAGACACCCTTATTCAGGATTTAAAAATCAAAAAGAGTTGGCTAGTGTTGATAAATTGGAACTTGTAGCATTTCCGAATATTGCTATCAGAAAAGAGCTTTTCAAATACATCTTCACGGTTGTAAGAGAATATGACAGCACTATCATTCATTTTAGAATCCCTAAAGGTTTTGGATACGAGACGAAAAGAGTCAAGATAAATCTGATCTATGAGGACACTCTAAAAATTTTGAATAGTACAAACTAAAGGAGCAAGAAGATGAATAAACAAGAGATGAAAAAGTACAAAAAAATCACAATTGGTTTTTCAGACTCACAAAAATCTGAATTCTTGGTTGAAGGTTTTACTCAAGATGAACTGACAGAAATCATTACTCAGTTTGTCGATGGAAGATTGATGATAATTCGAAATTTTTACGCCAATCCCAGAAACATTAACTATTTTATTGTCGATGATTTAGAGGAGGATTTATAAAATGGATGATTGGACTAAAGTTTTGTTGTATGGAACTTATGATGGATTTACTCGTTCGACAGATGGTCTGCACCGAATCGTCGTGGTTCTCGAAGGTGGCGAAAGAGTAGAAATACCGAAAGAGTTTGTTGTAAGTGCGGATCAAATGGTCAATAAAAATAAAATTAAACTAAAAGATGTTGTCGCACGAATTAAAAGTTTTGATGTCGACGCTCGAGAGGCATGGCTCAATGAAATTTTGAATGAATTAGGCAGTGATTATGGAGCTTTGAAATATAAGGCAGGTTACGAGCAAGGGAGGTTTGAGGGCGAATATGTCGGTCAGCAATTAAAAGACGCTGATAAGGTTCGGCAAGAGTTGAATAAGCCAACAGTACCGCAGATCATTGCAGACTATATCAAATATACTAAAGATGCTGAATGGGATCTACAAGAAGCGATGGACGACGTGGCTTATGAAGATAATAAAGATCTCAGAAAATGGTTTAACAATAATATAGAACTCTTTGCACGAGCTTGGATTGACGGTTACACGGTCGAAAAAGAACCGAAGTATACAGTTAAGTTCAAAGCTACGAAACAATACTTATGCAATGATGATCTAGGTCCACATTTTGATCCAAGTTTTAGAACTAATTTTACAAAATCTGATCTTGAAAAATTAGATTTGGGCTGGGTGTTCGATTGCGAAGGCATGGAAGTTGAGAAGGTGGGAAAATGAATAAACGAGAATTAATTGAACACATTAATAACACGTTATTTGATAATTTGAAAGGTACATTTTTTACAGAACCTACATTTTCGATCACAGAAAGCGCAAAAGATAATAAAGTGGCAATAACGTTTGAAACCGAGCAGGTCGGTGTCCTTGTGGGTGGTATGTTAAAGAAATTTGAAAAAGTCACAGTACCGCAGTTTGTGTCTGATTGGTACGAGGAAAACAAAGATGATTTTGAAGGAAATTTGTTTCGATGTGCCCATAATATTCCGTCAACTTTTGACGGCGCTAAACTTAATGAGTTTGAAAGGTGGTTTCTAAACGCTAGCATAAAAGCATTTCAAATCCTAGTCAATATGCACCAGTTTGGCTACACAGTCGAGAAAGAGAAGCGGTATTTGGTTAAGGTCATAGGTATGAGTAAGTTTTATGAGTGTTTAAATTTTGACACAACGGAAAATAGATGGAAATTTTTCGATTGCGACAATACCAAGAAATATCGCACACACCACACCCGCAAAGAGCTGGAAGAAGCTGGTTTTGGCTGGGTGTTTGATTGTGATGGTATTGAAGTTGAGGAGGTGGAAGGATGATACCAATTAAGAAATTAGGAAAGATGAGGATAAACAATAGAAAAAATCTGGAGTACTGTTCATTGTTTGAATGCCCCAGATGTGGTTCTCGTGTAATTAGGCCAACAGGAGAAGGTAATAGATTAACAGCGTGTAGTCAATCTTGTTCTCAGTTAGGAATTAGGAGAGGGCCTTACAAAGAAAGTGTCATTATTAGTGGATATGAATACATTTATATGCCAGAACACCCTAATGCTATGAAATCTGGTTATATTGGAAAACACAGACTGGTTTTAGAAAACAAATTAGGTAGATATTTAAGGGACGGAGAAATCGCACATCATGTGAATGAAAATAAATTAGACAACAGTCCTAAAAATATTGAATTGATGTCATTTTCAGAACATTCAAGATTGCATGCAAGAGAAAAATGGGAGGAGCGTGGTGGTTTTGTTACGATTTAGAGCATGGCACAAAACGTGGGAAGAAATGGGCAAAGTGAAACGAATTCGTTTTGATGATGATGGGAATGCGAATAATGTTCTTTTTAAGGGAAAAGAATTCGGAGTGAATGCAAAAGTTAATGAATTTGAACTCATGCAATCAACGGGCTTGCGTGATAAGAATGGCAAGGAAATTTTTGAAGGAGATATACTGAAAGTTGCTAATAATGATTCGAGTTGGTTTGAAGTTGTTAAATACGATCACGATAAGGCTATGTTTATTTCCAAGGAAGTAAATTTGAAGTATGAAGTGCCTGAAACCCCTCTGTACGACTTATTCAGTCCATACCTCTTCAAAGTTGAAGTCATTGGGAATATTTTGGGGGACGGTGATTTAATTGACGGTAAAAAGGCAAATGAAAATTAATTTTGGAGGTAACAAAATGAGTACAAATTTATTAGATGAAACAGTAGAATTTTTAGAAAAATATGGTAAAACACTGGATGATGTTTTGTATATTCAAGGTGATGATTTTGAGATCACAAAAGAGAACTTTGTGTCAGTAGCAACGTATACAGATTATAGTTCTGGTTATGGTGCTCAACGTGTACCAAAAGATCTTGTGCTAGTTGGTGAAGACTGGTGGATTGAGCGTTATGAGTATGATGGTGCTGAATGGTGGGATTTTAAGAGTATTCCAGCAAGAAAGCAGTACATGAAGAATATCACAAACCTACATAAAGGTATGTGGGATACCCTTAAAGAAATGAATGAGGAGTAAACATGACACGACCAAACAGATACCCATACACGAGAAGTCAGTGGGAAGAAGAAACAACTCTAGTATGTTTTGGGGACGGAGAAAGTCTTGAAATAAAAAATAAAATAAACCGATTGACGGGGGAAACGAAACAATGACCCTACAAAACTTTATCTATCTACTATTCGCATTGGTCTGGCTCTCTGGCTTGATCTGGGCTGGTGTGATAGCTTTTAGAAGTAGAAAAACCAACGATAAAACAACGTTAAAAATTAACGAAAACCTAAATATAAATGTCGGCAAGATGAACGCGAGTAAACTGACAACTACTGATATTAGAAAGGGCAAGCAATGACGAATAATGATAAGATGATACGTGCGAATTTTGCGTTTATCCTTTTTGTCCTAATCGCTGTATGTGTTAACCTTAACTCACGGGTCCGGGTGCTTGAGACAAGCAACAGCGATCTACAGCGAACGATCCAAACACAAAAGGACGAGCTAGAAAAAATCGAAGAAAAAAACACAATGCAAGACGTGATTATTAATAAATTGAATAATGATTATAATTCGCGTATGGCCTGGCAACTACAAGAGGTAGCCAATGAGAACGGAGTTGGGGGATAACATGACACCAGTAGAACTTTTATACAAGAAGATGATGGAAACCCTCATGAGTAACGCTGAACTAATCACGATGAAAACGGATGAAGAAGATGGAATTGAAAAAAGAATTTTTCCAGGAAGCCGACAAGGTAATAGAAAAGTTTGATTCTGTTTATGAGTTTTTCAAAACCGCGAAAAGTCACAATGCATACCAAGACGGCGCGCGTTATGAAAAATACAAGAAACAAAACAGAATGCCATCATCTGCAATCATCGCGAAGTTTGTAGGATTTGTTGAAACAGATCTATTATACGAATGTATGAAAGAGTCACTTGATAAAGTAGGTCCAGGACGGTCTAGCGAGGACCTGGTGGAACGATTTTATAGAGATAATCATAATTATGAACGGAATGAAGAACGCAAGCGAGAGCGTCGTTTAAGACGGAAGTTGGAAGCGCTGGACTTAATTTCTAGAATGGAAGGGTGGGATTGAATGCTTTTTGGTGAAGTGTTAAAAAACAAAACAAAGGAGAACGCAGATAACACCCTAAAGAACTACCGCGTACTGTTAAGAATCGCTGGAGAGGAATACAGCCCGAAAGTCACGGCCACTTATTCCCTGGAACCAAAGAGCGCCCCAAGTTCCCCCAGTCGTCAAATTGAACAAATGGTTATAAGACGGGTAAGCGCCCAGCAAGAACTGGAGCTTATGGCATCGGCTATTAACCGGCTGTCTGATCTCAATCTATCACAGATTTTGATTGAACGATATTGTAGAGTGAGATTTAGACAAGATAAGGCTATTTATCCGAGTCTTGGATATTCAGAAAGTGAATACTATAGATTGCTGGATCGGGCATTATTAGAGTTCGCAGAAGCCTATAAGGCGGGGGAATTGCTGGAATACAGATTCTTGGGAGATAATTGAAAGAAAATCGGGAGTAAAAGCGCTGTATTAGGTGGTATTATAGTATTATCCAATGAAGTAGGAAGGACCTGCGCCATTTGGTTGTCTCCTTATAGTAGGTTGCTGGGTAACTCAACGGTTAGAGTAACGGACTTTTCACCCGTATAATGTAGGTTCGATTCCTGCCCCGGCTATAAAGATAGGCTAACTCCCAAAGTCTATCTTTTTTATTTTGCCGAAAGGAGTGATGAAAAATCGCTAAACTATCATTAAAACAGCAGACATTTTGTGATGAGTACATCATTTCTGGAAATGCTACTCAATCGGCTATCAAAGCTGGGTATAGCAAAAAGACAGCTAGAAGCCAAGGACAGCGCTTGCTGACAAAAGCTGACATTTCAGAATATATCCAAAAACGCATGGAAGAGTTGCAGGATGAAAAAATCTTGACCCAAAAACAGATCCTTATCATGCTCTCAGAAATAGCATCTGGAAAAGCGATGGAAACGATAGTTGTTACAACAAAAATAGCTGAATTGTTAGAAGATCCTAAAACCGGTAAGAGCGTCAAAGTCTATAACGAGATCCCACAATTAGTGGAATATCCAACTAAGAACAGCGATAGAAACAAGGCTCTTGAGTTACTTGGCAAACGTTACGGTATGTGGACTGAAAAAGTTGGTTTGGACGTAGCTGATACGACAATCACAATTATAGATGCGTGGTCTAAAGATGGAAGTTAATATTCAAGACAATGTTAACCCGCATTTCAAAGATGTCTGGATCACTAGCAAACCTTACAATGTATTGAAAGGTGGCCGTAACTCTTTTAAGTCTTCAGTAATAGCCTTGCTGCTGGTCTTTATGGTAATACCGTTTCTGATAGCTGGCAAAAAGGCGAATGTGGTTGTTATTCGTAAAGTTGGTAACACTATTCGAGATAGTGTATTTCTTAAAATACAATGGGCTTTAAATAAGTTTGGGTTATCCGGACGATTTAAAGCTACTGTATCGCCTTTTAAAATACAGGATACAATCACGGGGTCTTGCTTCTATTTCTACGGTCAAGACGACTTCCAAAAACTAAAGTCAAACGACATCGGGAACATTATAGCGGTCTGGTACGAAGAAGCTGCAGAGTTTAGCAGTGAGGAAGACTTTGACCAGTCGAATGTAACCTTTATGCGACAGAAGCACCCAGACGTTTCTTTTGTTAAGTTCTTCTGGTCTTACAATCCACCTCGCAATCCTTACAACTGGATCAATGAATGGACGGATAGACTAGCAGACAATGATAACTATCTAGTGCATTCATCGTCTTATCTGAATGATGAGCTGGGCTTTGTTACTGAACAAATGCTAGAAGATATCAGACGGATAAAAGAGAATGACTACGACTACTACAGGTATATTTATCTGGGTGAGCCGGTCGGTATCGGTACGAACGTGTACAACATGGACCTGTTTAAACGCGTAGACAAGATCCCAGACGGTGAACGAGTTATCGGTCAGCTATTCGCAGCAGATACAGGGCACCAACAGTCAGCAACTACTTGCTTACATGCGGTTGTTACTAACAGATCAAACCTCTATCTTGTGGACAACTACTACTACAGCCCTGCTGGTAAGGTTAAGAAGAAAGCTCCGAGCGTATTGTCTAAGGAGCTACATGACTTTGTTATCAAGCAGACGCAGAAATATCCGAATGTGCCAGTAATTGAAATGACAATAGATAGTGCGGAGGGAGCATTGAGAAACCAGTATTTAGAGGACTTTGGTATTCGCTGGCATCCGGTAGCGAAGAAGAAGAAGATTATAATGACAGAGTACGTCCAATCGCTCCTCGCGAATGGTCGTTTTTATTATTTCCCAACCGAGAACAACCTCAAGTATTTCATTGAGGAACACAAGCGATATCAATGGGACGAGAAGACTGTAAAGGACGACGACCCCAAGGTTATCAAAGAGGACGATCACACTTGCGACGCGTTTCAGTATATGGTCGTTGACAATGCACAACTACTAAGATTAAAAGCCTAAGAAAGGTTTGAAATGAGTATCTTACAATCAATAAGAAATATTTTTAAGAGGGGTAAATATGTAATGACGAGCCAATCATTAGGCAATATCACAGAACATCCTAAAATCGCAATTAATAAGGACGAATACGATCGTATTCAAAAAAACTTGAAATACTATCAAAGTAAGTGGGACCCTATCCGGTATCGAAATTCTAACCGAGTTGATAAACAACGGACTAGAAATCACTTGCCTATCGCACGTACAGCTTGTAAGAAGATTGCCAGCCTGGTATTTAATGAACAGGCAGAGATAAGCGTTGCGAACGGAACAACAAACGAGTTCATTCAAACGGTTTTACTGAATGACCGGTTTAACAAGAACTTTGAGCGTTACCTTGAGAGCTGTTTGGCTTTGGGTGGTCTTGCTATGCGTCCTTACGTTGACGACGACAAGATCAAGATTTCATTCATTCAAGCCCCTGTATTTTACCCGTTACAATCTAATACACAGGACGTATCTTCTGCAGCGATTATCAATAAGAGCCAAAAGACGGTAGGCAAAGAAACAATCTACTATACTCTAATCGAGTTGCACGAATGGACCAAAGACAAGAAATACACAATCACTAATGAGCTGTATCGTTCAAGCGAAAAGGAGCGCGTTGGTGACCGTGTACCGTTATCCGAGATCTATGAGGACCTTGAGGAAGAGGTGACGCTTGACGGGCTTACACGTCCGTTATTTACTTACCTAAAACCTCCTGGCATGAATAACAAAGATATTAACAGCCCGCTTGGTCTGTCTATCTTTGATAATGCCAAGAGTACTATTGACTTTATTAATACCACTTATGACGAGTTTAAGTGGGAGGTACGAATGGGTCAACGGCGCGTATTAGTGCCAGATCAAACTGTCCGGATTGGTTTTGACCATCACGGAGAAACTGATCTGGTAACGCGCGAATTTGATCCAGAGCAAAACGTCTATGAGCAGATTGACGGTGGCAAAGATACACCTATCAACATCACGGACCTTACTACTCCTATCCGTTCAGACGACTATATCAAAGCGATCAACGAGGGCCTTGCGTTGTTTGAGATGCAGGTCGGAGTATCGCCTGGAATGTTTACATTCGACGGCAAGAGCATGAAGACTGCGACTGAGGTTGTATCCGAGAACTCTGACACGTACCAGTTAAGAAACAGCATCGTGAGCCTTGTAGATCAATCTATCAAAGAGCTTGTGATCTCTATTTGTGAGATTGGTAAGCTATACGGCTTGTATAGCGGTCCTATTCCAGAGATGGACGATATCACAGTAAACCTTGATGATGGTGTTTTTGTTGATAAAAATAACGAGCTTGACTACTACGCTAAAGCCTTGTTAAGTGGCCTTGTCAGCAAGCAGTACGCTATTTCCAAAGCGCTGGGCTTGTCAGATAAGGAAGCTGCACAAATGCTTGCGGACATCAAGAAAGAAACTGCAGAAAGCATGGAGCTAGAGCGTAGCCAAAGCGAAGTTGATATTTATGGAGAGTGAGTAGATGGCGCGTAACAAGTACCCGGTATTGTTTAACGAGGAGCAGTTAGAGTTGCGCGCATCACAAGTTGGTGATATCTATCATCAAATGGCGCGTGACCTATTCGATGAGGTGATTGATAGACTTTTAGAACGTGGGGCTGAGTCTTTGGCTGATAACCCGTACATCTGGCAGTTAGAGCGAATGAGCCAGATGCACATGCTAAATGAGCAGAACCTGGACACAATCGCCCGTTACTCTAAAATAGGCCGTGAACAGCTCAGAAAGGTCATTGAAGATGAGGGCTTTAAAATCTATCAGACGACCAAGGAACAGCTCATAGACGACCTCGGAGGCGGTGATTTTGGCAATTCTAAGCACGCGCAGGAGTTACTAGATGGATATTTTGAACAGTCGCACGGTGATATTAGTAACTTGATTAATACCACGCTTCCAGGGATCGTTACAGATGTATACCGTCAAATGGTGCAGGAAGTGGTAGCCCGTCAAGTGGTCGGTCTAGTCACGCATGATAAAGCTGTATCTCAGACCGTGATGAAATGGCAAGAGATAGGCTTTAAGGGCTTTATTGACCGCGGTGGGCATTATTGGAAGGTGGACAACTACGCTAGGACGGTTATTAAAACAACTGTCATGCGTAGCTATCGGGAAATGCGGACGATGCCAGCAGACGAGCTGGGGATTGATACCTTTTATTATTCCAAAAAGGCTACAGCCCGCGAGGCTTGCGCTCCTTTACAACACCATATTGTGACCTATGGCCCGGCAAGGGAAGAACACGGCATCAGTATTCTATCGCTTGCAGATCATGGCTACGGCACTCCTGGCGGTTGTCTTGGTATCAACTGCGGACACATGCTTACTCCTTTTGTACCAGGTATAAACGAACTACCAGAACTAGGCCCAGACGTTAAGAATATAACGCAGGAAGAAGCTATTAGAAATGCTAATGCCCAATCTAAACAAAGGGCATACGAGCGAGCTATTCGTAAGTCCAAGGAGAAACTACACGTTGCCGAGAAGCTGGGTGACCAGGAGCTTATTAGTAAGTTTAAAACAAAAATCAGAGATCAACAGGTAACTTTACGAGATTATATCGCAGACAAGCCTTTCTTGCATCGTGACTATGCGAGAGAAAAGTATTTTAAACCAAAGAATTGAAAGGATGAATGAAGATGGACGACTGGAAAGAACGCTTTAAGAAAGAATACTACGAATTGCATGAACGCTTCGGTAAATTAGTATACATGATTAGTAAATACGAAGAAGGGACACTTGAGTTTAAACCAAACTGCCCTATCGACTTACTAAAAGCGCAGAAGACTGCAATGTATAACTATTTGTGCGTGTTGAACGAACGCGCAAAGCTCGAAGGTGTCAAATTATAAAAAAAGAACCGCAGATCATGCGGTTTTTATTTTGCTCCCTTTCTGGATAAGAGGTGATTTCCTCCTTTTTTCTTACCTCTTGCGGGATCGTAACCCGCTGGGAGCTTTCGTTGTCGGACGTAAACCGGCGAATTCGTCTTCTGGACGTAAAACAGAAAGGAGTTTTAAACATGAGTTTAAAACGTGAGATGTTAGTTGATGCAGGTATCGAAGACAAGGACACTATTGAGCGCATTATGGCAGCGTACGGGTCAGCAATCAAAGAGGCCAAGTCAGAAGTACAGGCAGAAAACGACAGCTTAAAGACACAACTTGAGCAACGTGACCAAGCTATCAAAGACTTACAAGCTAAAGAGGGAGCTAGTGAAGAAGCCAAGAAACAACTGGAAGAATTACAAGCTCAATTTGAAAGTTATAAGACCGAGAATGAAGCGAACCTTGCGCAAGTTAAAAAAACCAACGCGGTTGCATTGGCTTTGAAAGATGTAGGAGCGCATAACTCCGAGGACCTTATGAAGTTTATTGATCTTGACAAGATCGAACTTGCAGAAGACGGCAAGCCAAAACTAGAAGAAACTATCAACAGTCTAAAGGAATCAAGCCCTTACCTTTTTATCCAAAAGGAAGAACCACAAGAACCACAGCCAAAGTTCTCGCTTGGTGGCAATCCGTCCGCTGGTGGCTATAGCGACCTCAGCCCGGAAGATAAAGCTCTATTTGCTGGCTTTGACAGCATTTAAAAATAAAAGAAAGTAGGATAAGCCTATATGACTATTAACTATGCAGCTAAATTTGACGCTAAAGTAGATGAGCGCTTTACCAAGGAAGCCCTCTCGACTGGTATCGTCAACTCTGACTACGACTTTACCGGTGTAGACACTGTTAAAGTTTACTCAATCCCAACAACAGCAATGAACGACTACGCGCTTACCGGTAACACTCGTTACGGTACAGCAGCCGAATTGGAAAACAACGTCCAAACGTTGACACTTACTAAAGACCGTTCATTCACTTTCACGATCGACAAACGCTCAGTCCAAGATACAAACGGAGCTATGGAAGCAGGGAAAGCCCTTGCCCGTCAACTTTCAGAAGTGATTATCCCAGAAGTGGACACTTACCGCTTCGGAAAAGTCGTTGCTGGTGCTGACACAGCCAACGTTAAAACTGGTGCAGTCACTAAAAACAACGCGTATGAAGCAGTGCTTGACGGTCAAGTTAAATTGACTGACGCGCTTGTACCAGAAGAAGGACGCAAGCTCCACGTATCTCCAGAGTTTTACAAACTCATTAAACTTGATCCATCATTCGTGAAGAACTCTGACCTCGGTCAAGAAGTAGCGTTTAAGGGTCAAGTGGGAGTTATCGACGGCTTGCCTGTTATCTTGACACCTACTTCTCGCTTGCCAGAAAACGTAGCGTTTGTTATCGCGCACCCTATTGCAACTACTTCCCCTGTCAAACTCGAAGACTACAAGATCCACGATAACCCACCAGGAATCAACGGTTACCTTGTAGAAGGTCGTATCCGTTACGATGCCTTTGTCCTTGACAGCAAGAAGAAAGCGATCTACGTTCACAAAACTGCGTAAGAGGTGACGAATGGCAGAAGAAACAAAAACAACTAAAACAGAAGCAGTAACTGAACAGGCCGGGACGGTTTTGGTAAAGGGAGATGTAACCTTTACCATCACTGATCCCAATCTAGTATCTGCTTTTGTGACAAGTGGTTACGAAATCAAGGAGTAACGAATGGCAAAATATAAAGCTACTTGTAACTTCTTGATTGAGTCAACAGACCAAAACTTTGACGAGGGCACGGTCTACGAGTTAACGACTGCAGAAGCAGAAGAAATCAACCAAAAGACAAGCCTTGCCTTTGGTGAGGAATGGTTGGAGCTTGTTTCTGATAGCGAAACCGTGGCCCAAAAGGTTATCTCTGATTAGGAGGTATCATGGCATACTTAACACATGAGGAATATCGTGAGTTAGGTTTTGATAAGACAAGCGAGTTTGAAGCGTTACTAAAACGGGCGGAGCTTGCTATTGATCTCTTTATCTGTCATTATTATGACTTCCATGATTTTGACACAGACCATAAGGCACGCAAAAAGGCAGTTAAACTAGCCACGGCATACCAGATCCAATACCTGGACAGCACGGGCATTTTAACGGCCGAGGATAAGCAGACAATTGCAAGCACTACACTAGGCCGTACTTCGGTATCGTACAGCTCAAACAACGGTTCTAGAGCGTCTGAAACGGCATCGGGATATAATCTATCACTTGACGCTTTTAACGCTCTAAAATCGGCTGGATTTCTGTATAGCGGGGTGGACTATGGTCGTTATTGATAAACGGACGCTAGTTGACTCAGTGACGATCTCAAAGCCAACTGGAAAGAAAGACGGGTGGGGGAAAGAAGAATTCTCCTACCCGATTTTATTGAGTCCAGTACGCTTTGACCGTAACTTTGACGGTCCAGGGTCAGTAAATAACCCGTCCGGACAGAAGAATCCGTCATTTAGAGCGCCTGGGGTTATCTTCGTATACCCTCAGTATTGTGATGTGGAAATTGACGCATCATTCAGAAACTCGATTGTAAAGGACGGTGACGATGAATACATTGTAAACAAGATCGTTCCTGTTTATGAACCATTCAACCGCAAAGTCTTTTGCTACGAAATCGAGGTGATGTGATGGGCATCAATGTCACGATAGATTTGAGCGGAGCAACACGAAAAACATCGCAAGCGTCTGAGCGTAAAGCACAGTTAGAGATCGCAAACCAAGCCCTACTAGATATGGAGCCGTATGTGCCGTTATTGCATGGACCGTTACGATCTAGCGGTCATGTAGCTGGCAATGGCTCACAAATTATCTACAATACACCATACGCACGCGCCCAATTCTACGGTGGTGCTTACAACAAGTACCGCAGTTTTAGCTTTGGGAAGTATACCACTCCTGGAACTGGTAAACGCTGGGACTTAAAGGCTTCAGCTAACCACGGGAACAAGTGGGCAGAAGTTGGATTGAGAGCAATGGGGTTTAATAAATGAAAAGTAACAATGATTTTAACGTTGTTTTGCGCGATTTTATCAACACCCTCGGTCTACCGCTTGCTTGTGAGCTAGACTTTCTAAGCGAGTTAGACTCTTTGGTCCTATACCCACTTCCAGGCGGTAAGGTTGAGCGTGTTTATATGGACGGGTCGCGAGATGTGAGCCTTATCTTTGAAATCGCAGTCAAGGTTAAGAACCAGGTAACAGCTAGCGAGTGTCTTTGGGAAATTAACAAGGCACTTTCTGAGTTTGATCTAGTCTTACCAAGTCAAAACAACTCATATATTTTTAATAACCTAACAACAACCCAGCCGTCTTTAAACGAACGGGACGAGCAGGGTTTTTATATTTACCTGCAGGATATCACTGCAAACTTAACAATTTTGAATAACAAAGGAGTGTAATACATGGCACGTCAAAAGAACGCCCTACGCGGGCATTTTATCGCACCAGTCACTGATCCAAAGACTGAACCAGCAAAAGAAGCCTACAAAGAGCTTGCAAAATGGATCGAAGATGTGGACGACGATACAGATGAAGCTACTACATCTGTCGCTTATTATGACGGCGACGGTACAGAAGAAACTACTGTAACATCTGTAAAAGGATCATACACATTCAAAGGTACCTACGACAAAGAAGATGAAGCGATGGCTCTTATCGCTGGGTTGAAGTACAAACTCGGTAACGATCGCCTTGTTTGGCACAAAGTGGTTGATTCTGACGGTAAGAACCAACACGTCGGAATCGCTACCGTGTCAGCGATCAAGGCTGGTTCTGGGGCTGCTGCAAACTACGAGGAATTCTCTTGTAAGATCTCTTACAACTCACTTCCTAAAACAACAGCAGTCGTAGGCTAATAAGTAAAAGTAAAAGCGTTCCATTTTGGGACGCTCTTTTTTGTGCATAAAGGAGGAAATCATGTCTATTTCAATCGAATTAAAACGCAATTACATCCCTATCAATATCGGAGAAATTGAACTCCAGTTTGATACATCACTAGAGAATATCTCACGCCTCGCAACGCTCCAAGAAGAGATCGCAGAACGCTTTAATAAGTATCAGTTAGAGCTTGTTGAACGCTCGAATAATGGAGAGTTTGACGATCTCAAAGAAGGAGTCATTAACAAGCGAGTCATTGACGAAGCCTTTGATATGCAAAAGAAAATGACGGAGATTAAGTATGATGTCTTATTCGGTGACGGTACCTTTGCTAAACTCTATGAACGTTATCCAGACCTTGACGCTTTGGATCATGCATTTGATGAGGTAGATACCTTGCTGGGCGCTGAGCTTGACCGTCTAGGCCAAGAACGGGCCAAGGCATCGGGTGCGGTTGCTGAGTCGTTTGTTAAAAAAGCAAAAGCTAAGAAAACCAAAAAAGCCAGCAAAAAGTAAAAAGGGGGACTGCTCATGAAGTTAAATGAGCCTATAGAAAACTCCTTTGAATTAAACGGTCGCACCTATGAGGTGGACTGCTCCTTTGACCTGGTGCTAGATGTCTTCGAGATGTTTGACAACGAAGTCATGAACAATCTTGAGAAGATGCGTACAGCGGTTTTAATGATGACGGACGAAGCCTTGGATAATCCAGAGGATATCGTTGCCGTGTGGGAATATATCGACGAGCATTTTTTAAAAACTAAAAAAGAGCGCGTGGTTTATGACCGGCACGGGAACCCTATGCCGGTAGCCAAGGACGAAGAAGATGATACACGTTTGATTGATTTTGAAGTAGACGCGCAGGAAATATACGCGAGCTTCGTGCAAGCGTACAATATCAACCTCTTTGAAGCACAAGGCCGGCTAACATGGCCCGAATTTATCGCACTATTGAACGGTATGCCAGAGGGAACGGCTGTATCTCAATTAGTAGAGATACGGTCTTGGAAACCCTCAAAGAACGATAGTAGCGAGTACAAGGCCAAAATGAGACGGCTACAAAATAAATATAGATTAGACGGAAAGGAGGGAGATGAATAGATGGCAGATGGAAAAATAGTTATTGACGTCCAGGTCAACGGCAAGAAACTTTCAGAGTTATCAAGCGCCTTGAAGCGTTTAGAAACCGAAGCCCGCAGATCGGGCCAAGGTGTCAAAAGCGCCGGGGACGGTATCCAGGCTACTGGTGATAAGGCTCTAAGAGCTGGTCAAGGCTTCAAACGTGCTGGTGACCGTATGGCCGAGGGTGCGAAACTATCGGAAACGTCAAGCAACGGCTTTCGTCGTGCTGGGGAGAAGATCAAAGAAAGCTCTGATTTAGCTGGGCGCTCTGGCTCTGGTTTTAAACAAGCCGGTGAAAAAGTCAAAGAAAGCTCAGATCTAGCTCAACGGTCGGGTGATGGCTTTAAACAAGCGGCAGAAAAAGTAAAAGCATCTGGCAACGAAGCCAAAACAGGCGGAGAAGGCTTTAAGTCAGCAAGTTTTAAAATCAAAGAAGCCGGCGTGCTCTCTAAGTCTGGCGGTGATGCTTTCAAGCAGGCAGCCGAGAAAGTAAGGGAAGCTGGTACAATCAGTAAAACCGGTGGGAATGGTTTTAAAGTAAGTGCTGATCTAGCCCATAGAGCTGGACAGGTTGCCTCACAGAGTGGTGGCGGTTTTGTCAAACTGAAAGACATCATCAAAACCACGGGCGACCAAGCAGAAAAGAGCGCGTCAAAATTTGACAAGATCAAAGACGCGATCAAGAACTTCTCGGTCGGTGCGGTAGCCTTTAAAGCTGTTAGCTCTGCGATGAATCTTGTAAGTCAGTCAATGGATAAGGCTATTGACCGCTTTGATACATTGCAACGCTTCCCGAAAGTCATGAAATCGCTGGGGCACTCTTCGAAAGATGTAGCGGCATCTACTAAGCTACTTTCTGAGGGTATCGAGGGACTACCTACAACACTTGATACAGTTGTAAGTACAACCCAGAAGCTAACCTCAATGACTGGTAACCTCAAACAGTCTACGAAGTTAACAATCGCCCTAAATAATGCGTTTCTAGCGTCTGGTGCATCTACGGAAGATGCAAGCCGTGGTTTGCAACAATACACCCAGATGTTATCTGCTGGTAAGGTTGACATGCAAAGTTGGAAGACATTGCAAGAAACCATGCCTTATGCATTGCAGAAGACCGCTGAAAGTTTTGGTTTTGCTGGTGCATCGGCTCAAAAGGACTTCTATTCAGCCTTACAAGACGGAAAGATCACGTTCACTGATTTCAGTAAGCGACTGATTGAACTTAACAAGGGTACAAACGGCTTTGCTGAAATGGCAAAGAAAAACTCTGAGGGTATCAAGACTTCATTCGGCAACATCGTGAACGCGGTAGCAAAAGGTATCGCGAATGTCATTGCTGAGTTCGACAAGATGAGTAAGGCCGTAACTGGTAAGAGCATTGCCCAAAACCTTGATAGTATTAAAGGCGCGGTAAATAGCACATTTAATGTGATTATTAGTGTCATTCGTGGTGCCACTCCAGTTGTTAAATCACTAGTAAGTGTATTAGGCTTCCTCAAGCCTGTTTTAGACCCGCTTATCTCGGTATTCGCTGGTGTCGTAGGTGCGGTATTGCTCTTTAAAGGAGCTATGCTGGGTCTATCCATTATCAAGGGTATCGGTAGTCTAATTGGCACGCTTATAACTTCCCTGGTATCTCTAACCAGTACCTCGCTTGTAGCAACAGGAGCTACTACCGGACTCGCTGGAGCTTTGGCTTCTCTATCGTCTGGTGGAGTCTTTATCGTTGTCGGTGCTATCGCTGGTCTGGTGTCATGGTTGACGCAAGAAAGCGAAGAAACCAAAAAGGCGAAAGAAAAAGCAAAAGAATTCCAGCAATCTCTCGATGATCTTCACGAAAGTATCAACAAAGGCAATGAAGCCTATAAGGACCGCAGAAACGAGATCCAAGCTACAGCCGAGGATAACGAGCGATTAGTCAAGAAAATCGACGAACTGAACGCGGTAGAGAACAAAACCGCAAGTCAGAAGAAAGAACTTGCATCGGCAGCAGAAACCCTTAACTCACGCATCGAGGGTCTAAATATCCAGTACGACAAAGCCACAGGTACAATCAACATGACCACGGACGCGATCCGCAAGCAAATTGAGATTGCCAAGGCATCGGCTGAGATTGAGGCTGCCAACGAGAAGATGGTTGAGAATGCCAAGAAGCGTCTTGAAATCAAGGATAAGATGAAGGAAGTTGAGAAACAGTACCAGGATCTTATCAAACAAACCGATGAGGCAGAGGGTGGCTTCTTCGACAACTCATCGGTGCGAGATAGTATCAAGACACAAGCCAAGGAAAAATACAACGAAGAAGTCAAGAAGCTCCAGGACGACATCAAGAAAACTGAAGAGTCCGATAACGAATTAACGAATACAATCGTTAAGAACAACGAAACCAAGGCCAAGTCCACAGAAGATGCTTCTGGTCGTATGATCTATACAATGGAGAATATGAACGACGCTCAGCGAAAAGCTGTAGAGATGATGCAACAAGAGTTTGCTAATCTTAAAGGTGAAGTTCAGAACGCATTCCAGGCTATCGAGCAACAAAGCGCTTTGTCCGTCGATCAGTTGAGCGCAAATCTTGAGAAGAACATTGCGGCAGTTGATAAATGGGCTGGAAACCTTGAAACGTTGGCCCGCCGTGGTTTAGACCAAGGCTTCTTGGAAGAACTGAGAAAACTCGGACCAAAGGCTGCGGAACAGACACAAGCTCTAGTTGACTCGACAGATGAACAACTAGGACGCTTCAGTGAGCTTTATAATAGATCTGGTGAGAAAGCTAAAGAAGGGCTACTACGAGGATTTAGGGCCGTAGGTCAAGAGTTACCACCAGAAATTGAGAGTATGGTAACTGCGATCGGTGATGAGTTTAGAAGCGCACTCGCCGATGCAGGCTTTGAAGTTAAAGGCCGTGAGATTCCTCAGAAAATAAGTGAGGGTGTAAGGTCTGGTAAAGGCGATGTCCAACAGGCAGCATCCGAAGTCACTGAGGCATCTAAGCAAGCGTTTAACAACTTGCCAACAGAAGCCAAGTATAGCGGTTCGCAAGTAAGCGGTCAGTATGCCCAAGGTATCACGGATAACCAAGGATCAGTCCAGGGAGCAGTTGACGGCCTTAAAAATGCCTCTCTAGGTGTTTTGGCCAATTTATTCGGCGAGGGGCAAGTAAAAGGTGCTGAACTTGGCGCGGGTGTCGGAGACGGTGTATTGAGCCGGTCCGATGTCGTGCAAGGTGCAGCAAGTACCCTCAAATCAAATGCGACTGCTACAATGGCAGGCATGGCCAGCGATGGACAGGCTAAAGGTTCAGAATTTGGCTCTGGTATTGCACTTGGTATCGGTGTAGGTCAGCAGGTAGCAGTTGGGGCAGCATCCGTCATGAACCTTGCTATTTCTGCTCAGTTTTTGGCGATGTCCATGAACGGGCAACAGTACGGTTCACAATTCGGTACTGGTATTGGTGGTGGTATTAATTCCTCACAAGGTATTGCTACTGGTGCGTCTAATGCGATGAAGATGATGATTAATGCATCAGTTAACTCGCTAGGACACGACGGTAGAAATGCCGGATCACAATTTGGGACTGGTGTTACTAGTGGGGTAGCAAGTCACAACGGGGCCGTATTTAACGCGTCTAGCAACCTCAAAGCATCAGCACATAACGGTATGTCTGGAGGCTACAGCGGAGGCTATAGCGCAGGTATGGCTATTGGTGAGGGTATGATGAGCGGTATCTACGCTATGGCTGGATCAGTTGCAGCAGCAGCAGCCAGCATTGCAAGTAGCGCAGTAGCAGCAGCCCGATCTACTTTGCGGATCAACTCGCCATCAAAAGTCTTTAGAGATCAAGTCGGTCGCGCTATCCCAGAGGGTATGGCAGTAGGTATTGAAAAATACGGCTACTATGTAGACGACTCAATGACTGACCTTGCTAACAAGACAGTAGAGTCTGGCAAAAAATACACTGACGGCTTTGGCTTCAACTTACCAGGTCGCGGTGATCTTGTAAGTGGCCTAACCGACACGCTAGCTTCACGGTTTGGCTATTCTAGCGGTGGAATTTCAAACTCCAACGTCACAAACAACTATACACTTAACGCAAGCGGTACAGCTAACGATAATTTCTTCAGTCCGGAGAATATGCGCCGGTTATTGCGTGAGCTAGCTTATTATACAAATTTGGAAGGAGGTAAAATGGCATAGATGGGAACATTTACTTTCAACGGTGTATCAAGCACCACTCACGGCTTGCGAGTAACTAGCGATTACGTTATTAACTCAACCGGGAACGATGTAGAAACAGTAGCGGTTCCTGGTCGTGATGGTGATCTATTGATCTCGAAGAACCGTCTTAAATCAGTGACACTAGAACTGCCTTGTACCGTCCTTTCAAACCGTAAACTCACGGACGCAGGGAGTGAAATCAGTAACTGGTTGAACGTTGACGGATACAAAGATTTGACGTTATCCTGGGACCCAGATTTCATCTATCGTTCAGCGTTTATTGAGACATTCGAGATTGCCGGACTTATGCAACAATTTGGGAAAATCAAGCTGAACTTCTTGACCTATCCAGTAAAGTTTTATAAACAAGGCCGTGCTACTCAAACCTTACAGAATGGTGCGACACTTAACGGTCTAGGCAATGTAAACGCAAAACCTATCATCACGCTAGTGGGATCGGGCGATTGCACTCTTACTATTAACGGACGCAAGACTAAACTAAAAGATATCCAAGGCAAAATCACACTGGATATGCAAGCCAACCAAGTATTTAAGGATAACTTGCCAGCGTGGGATAAGGTAGTAAGAAGCTCACAATTCCAGATGCCGTACCTTGACTATGGTCGTAACTTGATTTCGTGGGACGGTAACTTTGAAGTGTTTACAATCCCGAACTGGGGGGTTAAGCTATGAGGCCTATTTTATTTAATAAAAATGAGACGGCTTTCGACACTTACGGTCTGGGTGAGCTTAACGTGACCAAGGGAACAGTCACACGGGAACGAAACGGAAATTATACGTTATACGCTGAGATTCCCGTGAATGATCCAGCAACAGCGACTCTTGAGAAAGAAATGAAGCTGAAAGCTGACGCTGGACTGCGTACCAAGAACCAGACATTTGAAATCTCGCGGATTGTTAAAGATAGCAGTAACATCGCTAAAATTTACGGTCAACATATCAGTCATAAGCTGGAATACATGGCAGTTGTTAATGGCAGGGCCTTTAGTGGTTCCGCCTTTACTGCGCTTGCAATCTGGCACAATGCAACGATTGGTGATCTACGTTTTGATGTTTGGTCTGATATCCAGACGACTGGCAAGGGTGTGTTTGACATTTCGAAAATGGAGAACGCACGGCAAGCCCTTGGTGGTGTTGAGGGGTCTATCCTTGATATCTACGGTGGGGAATACGAGTTTGACAATATGACCGTGCGATTGCATAAACAGTTAGGTCGTACTGCTCCAACCGTGCTAGAGTATGGCAGAAATATCCTATCTGCTGAACTTGATGAAACAATCGAGAGTGCATACACTAGCGTACTGCCTTTCGCGACTTACACACCAGACAAACCAGAGGGCGACACTAGCGATAACCAGCCTGATCCTGTTACCGTAACGCTCCCAGAAAACTACGTAGATAGTAAATACAAAGCTCTCTACGCTCATCGCAGAATTAAAGTCGTAGACTTTTCAAGCGAGTTTAAATCCGATAGCAAGAGCAAAGATATCCCAACTCCAGATAAGTTGCGTAAACTTGCTACGGATTATATGGAGCATAACGCAATCGGTAAGCCTAAGATCAACATTAAGATCGAGTATGCTGATTTAGCTAAAACTCTTGATTATGCAGATAATGGCTGGATAGAAGAATTGGAATTATGCGACATTGTACCTATCTACTACCCACAGATCGGTTTGACCGACGAAACTGCGAAAGTAACCACGATCACTTACGACTTTGTCAATGAGCGAAACGAGAGTGTAGAGTTTGGTGATATTGGTACAAATGTCCGTGCGACGATGCAGAGTGGTCTAGCAGGACGAGTTGATGATATCGCTAAGGCACAGCAAGACTTTGAGAATAGCTTGCCAGATTATCTCTTAAACGCTCAAGGAAATAAAGTTTGGTACAACAAGCCAGACGATAAAGAGCATAAAGTCGGTGATATCTGGTTTGAGAAGAACGGTATCTATGACCGTATGTATGTCTGGAACGGATCTCAGTGGGAAAAGCGTATCGACACGGAAGATGTCGATAAGATCAAAAAAGAGGTTGATAAACAGCTTGAACAAGCCAAGCAGTCAACCGCAATCGAAATTGAAAAGGCAAACGCTAAGGCACAGGAAGCGCTGATAAAAGCTGGTACAATTCCAGACACAGCTACGCTATCAGATCAGATTAAAACGCTGATTTTAAACAGTCCAGATCTGTCACGTAAGGTTACGGAAACCTTTAATAATGCGGATAATGGTGACACGATCTATAGCAAAGTGTATTCAAAGGTAGCAAAGGCATTTGCAAGCAAGACAGACTTTGAAAATATAGATCGTGTCCAGAACGGCATGGGTCAAGATTTAATCGGCCTATCTAAAAAAGTAGAAACACAAACGCTTGAATTTAACAAGCTCACTGAATCAAACAAGCTCTACGAGCGTATTCTCGGCACGTCTGAAACAGGCGCACCAGACAAGCTCTCCCGTCTGGTTATGTCTAGCGAGATATTCCAAACGGAAGTCGGGAAGTACTCGGCAACGGGCGGCCCGAATATGCTCCGAAATTCGCGGGCAGATGATGGCTTGAAATATTGGACTGATGCCAACGGGCTCTTGAGCTTCACGGCTCATCACTACTACCTCAATGGGCAGAAACGAATGTTTTTACTTTCAAATGGTTCTTCTGTCCACAGCCCACGTTTTATCGTCAAACAAAATACAAATTATATGCTTAACTTGATAGCATTTGACGCAAACACGGCCCGTTTTAAAATTGCATTTTGTAAGCGCCGAAAAGGCTCAACGAATGACTTTGACGAAATGCAAATAATTTTTGACAAAACCGGCTCACCAGCGTTTAACTCAGATAGAGCTGTCAAGAAGTCTTTTAGCTTTAATACAGGGGCATTTGATGAAGGCTATCTGTTATTTAATTATCAAGGCAATCCAAACATCTGGTCTGGTCTATTTATGACTGAGCTTGACTTTTATGAGGGGACAAATGAACGCAAATGGCAACCGGCGCCCGAAGACAGTGCAGAACCTATTGAAGCAGTACAGACGCAAGTGACACAGCTCGCTGGATCGTGGGCAGTTAAAAACCTCAACAGCAACGGTGATGTACTCAACTCAATCAACGTACTGGCGGACGGCACGAACCGAATAGACGGACGATTAACGCATATCACAGGTCAGACCAAGATTGATAATGCGGTGATTAAAGATGGTATGATTGCTAACTTAAACGCTGATAAAATTGTCGGTGGCACGATTGACGCAAGTCAAGTCAATGTGATTAACGTAAACGCAAGCAATGTACTGGCTGGTACGCTAACTGGTATGACCGTTCGAGGCGGTCGGATCGAAGCCTTAAACGGTAAGATGAATATAGATCTACAGAATGGGCAATACAACGTACTCAATAACGAAGCTACAATCAGACGTATTGACGATACCAACTCATCGCAGTTTATCAAGCTGACAAAAAGCGGGTTTGTCGCAGAAAGATTTAGAGATAGCAATGCTGCACTTATGGTCTTTGGTACAAACCACGATAAAACCGAAAAACACGATAACGAAACATTCGCAGGTATTCGGCTTTGGTCTGGTAAAGGAAACGGCACGGAAGAAAGTCTTACTGAATTCGTGGGTGACCGTGTACTGATCTACAATAACGGTCGATACCGCAGTCCTTGGAACTTCCACGGAAATACGAATGACGGAAATGCCTATCTGATACCGATGAACCAAAATGGTGTTAAACATTTTATTGGACGTGGTGATTTCTTCCTTGAGGGGATTTATTCACGGAAATTCTACATGAGCGGTGGTATTGATATTGGTGATTATATCTGGGACTTGCTCACTTGCTTTGGGGAGATGGCTAAAAACAATATGCTTGGAGGGGCTAAAACCCACATCACGGGTGTTTTACGGAAACGAGGTTACAGAATTTAATGAACACAACAGACAAAATTATCAACGATGTCGCAGTCCAACTTGCGAATAAAATTATCGAGTGCGCTAATTATAAAGCGTATTACGAACAAACTAATGAATTACTAACTAAATTTAATGATGTTTTAGCTAGTGACTCAGCACTTAAAGACCTCTTTGATGAGGCCTCTCAAAAATTAGAAGAAGGTAAATAGTATATGACATTTAAGGTAGTTAACAAATACGCACAAGACGCTAACCGCACATTTGTAGCAATTCGACAAGACGCACCTTATACGGCCTTTGACCGTGTGTTAATCGGTGATCGTACCAATGACACAGACGAGGCTCTTATTGAGGCCGTGTTGGGTCAAATCGCCACTGAATTTAATCCAGCGGACGGTGTGAAGAAATTGCAAGAAGATTTGCACGTACAAGCTGAAAGCTACGAGCAAAAACTAGCTGAGAAAGATACCAAGATCACAGAAGTTAAAGCAGTGGCAGATTGGGCAGTGTTAGCTCGTGTAACTGACACAGATAATCCACTAGATCCAACCATTTACAAGCGGGGCCTTGAATTGGTTGACCTTGGACAGTCTGGTAAGACTTATAAATCACAAGAAATCTTTACACTCGAAGATGCAAGCCATACTGCTGCATACGGTGAGGGTAACCGTGTGATGGTGCAAGTCAATAGCGATTTTACTTACAACGGTGAAACACTTGACCAACTTGCAAGTCTTGAGCAAAACGGGAAGTTGGCGGTTTGGAAATGGACTAAACCGAAAGAAAATACAGATTTGGAAACTCAACCACTAACATAGAATTGAGGTGGTTGGGTGACATTCTCTGATTTAATCGCGCACCTCGCCCCTACCTTTGGAGTGATCGCTACCGGCTGGTTCGGAATGAAAGCTAGTAAATCGGCTAATTTAAACAAGGAACAGTTTAATGAATTAAAAGATGAACTAGGCACGATCCAGAAGTCAGTAGAAACAGTCAAAGTTGTGGGCGAGGATAATAATAAAAAAATCGATGAAGTGAATGATAAGCTGGCAGTCCACGATGAAGCGCATCTGGTTACTATGTATCTACGCCTTGAGCGAGATATGACTGTAGCAATTAATCGTGGATATACAACTATCCATGAATCGGATATCATTCACAAGATGCACAAGAGTTATAAAAAACTTGGTGGGAATGGCTATATCGATAGCCTCTATAAAAAATATGAAGTTTTAGAAGTGAGGAATTAAACATGAGTAAAATTAACTGGTCAGTACGTCTTAAAAACAAAAACTTTTGGCTCGCTTTAGTACCAGCTCTTGCGTTGCTATTTCAAGCATTTGCCGATATCTTCGGTATCAAGCTAGAGTTTGGGCAAACAGTTGATAAAATCTTGGTATTTGTCAATGTATTGTTTGCTCTTCTCGTTTTGGTCGGAGTAGTCAATGACCCTACAACCTCTGGATTGAGCGATTCAAGCCGTGCTTTAGGTTATGAAGAGCCTAACCAAGACTAATAAAAGGAGGTGGTCTTTTGACTACTCAAAGACAATTATTAGATACGTTAGACAGCGTAGTTAATCAACGCGTGACTGTCCCAACTAACCCTTACGGCGGCCAGTGCGTGGCTTTAATTGACAATATTCTGCAATATCAAGGATTGTACAATCTCAATTTTAGTTATTTAAACGCCATCAACGGACTTGACAGAGCTTCTGCATTGGGGTTGAAAGTTACATACTTTAATGGGTCTAACAATCCACCAGTCGGAAGCGTCTGGGTATCTAGTTGTTTACCATACCATGCATTCGGACATATCGGTTTTGTAGTCGCAGAAAACCCAGACGGGACTGTTACCACGATCGAACAGAACATAGACGGCAATTCAGACGCTCTCTATAATGGCGGATGGACACGCAAGGTTACACGAAATTTAGACAACGCAGGGAATTTCAGTTATATCGACTGGAACGCTCCCGCTCAACAGATGGTTGGATGGTTTGAGTTACCATTTACGCCAGAGCCAACAGAACAGCAAGCAAAAAACACAAACAAAAAAGGAGAAGAAAAAATGTTAGTTATGCGTAGCCACTCAGGAAAACAAGGATATTTCGGAGTTGTAGGAGATACAGTATTTGGTATCGGCCACATTGAGACAGTACAAAGCCTAATTAATGCGGGTGCTGCAGAAATCAGTATCCATGATGACGACTTTAACCGAATCATCGGACAACTCAACAGCGACTTGAAGATCCTTGGAAGCATTGAGAAAAACACCAATTCGTAAATATATCATTAAGGAGGTAGACAATTGAGATTAAACTCTACAAACCTCAAACAATTTGAAGGGGGGCGAATCGTCAAGCAAGGCGATTCGGCTTCCCTTTTTGGGTTTGCAATGTATGACGAGAATTGGGTACCGATTGATCTTGACGGCCAGGAAGCTACAATCCACTTTGTCAGCAAAAAGGGCAAAGCGTCGTTTAACGCTATCGTCCAAGGCTCAAAAGTATCGTTTAAGATTCCCAAGGTGCTACCAGTCGAGAGCTATCTCGTCGAGGTTGATTGTGCTGGATATGTATTCCCGAGCGACCAGAGCGTCCGAGTGGAAGTGGTCCAATCAGCGGAGGAATACCAGCCGGCAGAAGTGGTCGAGCTTGGTAAAGTCAGCTTGCGCGACGAGATAGCAAACTATCTCGCCGGTCACACTGTACAAGCGTACAATGATGGCCCACTAGTGGCACGGATCGAAGCACTCGAAGCGCGCCCACAAGCCACAACGGTTGATCTGGGGCCACTAGAAAGCCGTGTACAAACACTGGCCCTATCAGTCAAAGCGCTGGAAAGTAAGCCAGCCCCAACGGTCCAAGCGATTGATTTAGGACCGCTAGAAAAGCGCGTGGTGGCTTTGGAAAACAAGCCGGCATCAACAGCACCAGCAGTTGACTTGAGTGCGTATATGACCTCAGAAATGGCTTATCAGACTTTCGCAACTTATAGCACGTTACAAACTCAAATGACTAATAACATTAAGAATAAGCATCTTGAGCTGGGTCTTGACGCGTTGATCGATGAAAAGCTCCGGAATGGTGGAGACAACTTTCTCACTAGCCACCAAGCCAGCACGGCTTACGTGTCAAAAGAATTGTTTCAAAACTTACTGAAACGTGTCGAAGCCCTCGAAGCAGTTCCTATATAATATACTTCCCCTCCCATTTAGGGAGGGCTTTTTTGTGTTTATAACGGCAATTTTTGAAATTGTCTATTTAAACGAAAATTAACAAATTTACTTTCCTTGTTTGAAATGTTAGTGGTCTTATTGATCATCAGTGTGCTCTTATTGCTCTTTGTGCC